ATAACATTAAAAATAACATTAAAAATAACATTAAAAATAAAACAAAAAAAGTTAAAATTAAAGAGTTGTTTTTAAAGAATGAAATTATTAAATTGAATAAAATATTCTAAATACTAACTGTTTTATCCCACAAAATGAGTTTTTCAAATCCATTGCAAATAGAATGCTGCCCAATAACCTTAACAGAATTTAATAATAATGAATCAATAGTATATTTACAATGTAATCATATTTTTAACCCAGAATCTATAATTGATTGGGTTTCTAAAAATGGTAATTGTCCTATATGTAGAAAAGATGTTAGTAAAGATGATTTAAAATATAGTGTTTTTAAATCATTTAAACCGTCTGCACCACCATTAGAAACACAAGGAAAATCTAAATTTGTTATTTGCACTATTTGTAATTTTTCAAAGCATAGAAATAATTATAAAGGATTAGTAAAAAATTTTAAATGTGGTAAATGCAGAAAAAAAAGAAGTGAGAACACCGATGATGATATATCTGTTGTCCTTGCATATAGTCTTCTTTGTTATTAGATATCATCAAAATCTAAATCATCAAAAGTATCTACTTTTTTTGTTGTATGGGTTGTATGGTTTGTTTGTGTTTTATGGTTCGTTTTATTGTTTGTTTGCGTTATAATTTCATTTTTTTGAATTTCTTCTCCATCATCTGTAAAATCGTAAGGATTATCCATTGGTTTTTCACTTTCGGGTAAAATATCATTATTAAATCCCTTTGATTGTTTAATTTGGTCAATTTGTGAATTTGAATAAACATATAATAAATCAACCTTTGGTAACTTCTTTTTTTGAACAGTTGCCCATTCTCTTTTTCCGACCAACAACATAGTATCAATATTAATAAAATTATCTCGCTTGTTTCTTCCTGAAAATTTTTGTCTTATATAACATAGTCTTACAACATTGTCATTGCAAATAACCTCGCATGTCCCCTGTCCATTCTTCTTTATTACTCTGGAAATAATTTCATCATCATTTGATGGAAAACGTGTTTTAATAGTAATTCCATAGTCTTTTACATTTTTTCGAGCCATTTTTTTATGACGACTACCACCTGCTTTATTTTTTACCATTTTTTATATTTTATAATATTTTAATATTTAATAATATTTTAATATTTAATTATTTTATAATCAATTTTATTATCCAAATCTAATAATATTGGTTTATCACCAAACAATTTTGTTATTAATTCCGTTGTTTTGTATTTTTTTAGATTTTTTGTGCTTTTTTCCTGCACATTCAAAGATTGTTCATCTGGTTCCAGATTATAGTTTTCATAAAACGCTTGATAATAGTTATCATTTTTAAAAATAATTTTTTTATTTTTTATTTTACCTTTATACATTTCTATTTTATTTTTCCAAAATGGAGAGAAATTTGCATAATATTCCCAATTTTGTCTGAAAATATATTTTATATCCAATTTTTCTCTCTCAAGTTTAAAACTATTTGTATAATCCGATATCGAAAAATGTCTCATTTTTTCTAATATTTTATAGAGGGTACATTGTTTAAATGTAAAATTTATCAATTTCAATGCATATGCCTTTTGAAACTTTGACATCCTAATTTTTGGCTTTACTTGTTTCTTTACTTGTTTCTTTACTTGTTTCTTTACTTGTTTCTTTACTTGTTTCTTTACTTGTTTCTTTACTTGTTTCTTTACTTGAGAAATAATAAAGAGCTGTTGAAACAAACAATAACTATTTAATTCTTGATTGCCAAATTCATTCATTATAAACTTGATTGTTTTTTCTTTATTTATTTGCAAAGAATGCTTCAGTTTTATGACAAATTTTTTTAAAAGCTTGTTTTCAATGAAAAATTTCATCATTTTCTCCATATTTTCAAATTTCATATTTTCTATTGTCTTTTTCGACAATTTCCTCACTTTATACAAATTATTCACTATAAATACATCAAAAGATATATTTCCATGGAAAAGAATAAACAAGACATCCAAAACATATTGAAACTTTTCACCATTATCAGCTTTTAAATATTTATTATGCTTTTTTTTTATTTTTTTCAGCTCTTCACTCGAAGAAAGAAGAGCATAAAAATCATAATAAATTTTCCAAATATACTCCCATAGGTCAAATCCACTGCAATATATTTCGGAAGACCAGAAAATTACTTGGCGAAACTCTTTTTTTGTGAGCAAAGCCAATAATAAATTAATTTTTACCTCATCATAATTATAGAGAAATCTTGTTAATATTAACATTGAAATATTGTTATTTGAATTATATTTCAAATAATAAATATATATCAATTTTTATATGAACTGTTCCATTTGTTTAAAAGAAATTAAAGAAAACAATAAAGTTAATACAGATTGTAATCATCTTTTCCATTTAACGTGCATTTTAAATAATTTCAAAATTAATAACTATAGTGGTGAAAATTGCCCCATTTGCAGAACGTCGCTTTTTGCTATTTCTACAGATAATCAACCAGTCAGTCAAAGATATGTTATGGCGCCAATAAGAAGGGCTATAACGGTTCCTTTTAGATATAGTTGGCCTCCGGGTGAAAATACAAACATGTTGGATGAGAGATATAATTATCAAATTTTTTCAAGATTAAAAGCCAGAAGATATAATATTACTGATGACGAAAGAAGTAGACAATTAACAAATTATGCATATTTAATTGTTAGTAAATATTCATTTCATAAACTTAAGGAAAAATTAGGATTATATGGGTTGTCCAGGCGCGGATATAGGAGGTATGCATTGGAAGATAGACTTATTGACTATATGGTTCTAGATACTACAGGTCTATTTGTATAAATCTTTATACAAAACCCACAAGTATTCTTTCACTTTCACATTTTCACCCTTTCGTTTATATGCAGCTATACCTTTTAATTTATTATAAATTTTATAATCTATTGGAAGCTTTTCAACTTTTCCATATTTTTTCAATATTTTATCTATCGTTGTTATCGGTATGATTCCCCCGTTGTTATACGAGAGAATTATACACTTTGCTTTGGTATTTTTAATTAAATCTTCAAAAGTTTCCTCTGCATTTGTGAAGCTATTATATGCCGATTTTACCCAGTTCTTTGGTTGTCCCCTATTTGTTTCAGGAACCTCAATCGTTGTATCCCAATTATTTATAATGTCAATCAAAAAATAATAAATACTATAAGGATGTTTGTTATATGGAGGGTCATAATACATTATATCCAACATGGGTAACTCTTTCACCCAGTCATTTGTATCTTTTTGACAGACCATATTGCGACATTTTGTGTTTTTTAATATTGGGTAAGGAATTCTTATTGTTTTTGTTATTCTTTTTAGGTCTATTTCTTTTTTTCCACCTAATTTGCCAATGCCATTTGCATCTTTATAAAATGCCGAAAATTGACCATTTGTATTATTATGTATAGAGCATTCTACTAATAAAGGTCCCAATAAGAAATGTTGAATTGATTTGTGGACTTTTTTTTTAATAAAATACATATATTTATCTATTCTTAATGCGTTTTCTTCTGTAAAATAAGAACGGGATGATTTTGTATTTTTCTCTCCAAAATCAGACCAATAAACTGAAATGAATTTATCATATTTCTCTGTTTCATTATCTACAAAATTATTGGCATCATCAATTATTTTATTAATCTTTTCTTTATCATATTTTGTCATATTTGATAAATAACATCTGTTTAAAGTTTTTGCATATCCTGCCAGGTCATTTGTAAATAAATGACTGGCATGTGTTTTAAATAGCCTTGACAATATACCACTTCCACTGAAACCTTCGCCTATTAATAATTCGCCCTTTGGCTTTTGTAATGTTTTTTCCAATTCTAACAATATATTATTTAGCGGCTCTATGAACTTTCGTTTATTACCCATGTATGTTAGTATTTGTGTTGTAAAAAATGGTTCCTGCTTCTTTTCCTGCTTCTTTTCCTGCTTCTTTTCCTGCTTCTTTTCCTGCTGTTCCATTACTTTAAATACTTAATTAGTTTTTATTATTTAATTATTCAGTTTATATAAATTTTTTAAGTTTTTTAAAGTTTATTTAAAAAACTTAAATAAATATGTATATTAGATATAAAATGGGTTCAGGTTATTCAAAAGGGAGCGAAAAAAGAGTATGTCCAGGAGATTATGAGGAGGAAAAATTTGAAATGATATTGGAATTGTATGATAAGTTGGATGAAAATGGCGATAATATTGTCGATTCATTAGAATTGCAGGATATAGCAGATTTACATGTGAAAAATAGAATATCTAAAATAAAGGGATTAAAAGTCAAAGAAAACTTGGAATTTCAAAAAGAAATACGGTTGATTGATGTAGAATATGATAAAAAAAGAGCAGCATTTGAAAAAGAATTAATGGATTTAAAAAAAGATAAACTCGAAAAAAGTTTGGAAAAAACCAGAGAATTGGAAGATAAAATAAATATGTTGAACACAATGAATTGTAGCACGCGAAATGATTTATTTCTTCAAAAGGTTACAAGTAATAATCAAATAGAATTTTGGAACTTTTTTGAGTATATGAAAGAAAGAACCAATGATATTAAAAATATTGAATTTTCGGCAAAAGAATAAATTAATAATAAATAATTAATAAAATAGATTATTATATATGTATAAAAATTCTGTAATAAAAATAGAAAAAAATAAAAATATATACTGTTTAAAGGTAAAAAATTATTTAAATAATGCTTTTTTCATTAAAACATTTGTGGAACCGGTTCTTTCAGGTAATTCAAAATTGGAAAAAGAAGAAATAAAAATAGCATTGATTGTAAATGACGTTATTAGTTTAGAAGATTTAATTAAAAAAAAGAAAATGACGATAGAATTATTAGAATTATTATTTAATAGTTTAGAACAGCAATTAAAAGAATTAGAACAAACAAATCATACTATCTCAAATTTCTCTCCAAAACACATTTTTCTTTTTGAATCGAAAATATTAAATTCATTAACAAAATTTATTTTTTTAAACATTGATGATGTTTATAAATTATCAGATAATAGATTAGTAATTGATAAACCATTTCGTATGAAAAAATATATGGCTCCTGAATTTAATAAAGTAAAGAAAATACCCAATAGAACAGTTACAAATACAGCAGCATATTGGTCTTTAGCATCATTAATAGGAAGTATATCAAATATAGATATTCGCTCTACACGGTTAGATTGGGCTTTGAAAAGATGTTTAATAAAAGAAGCTGAACATCGATTTTTATTGTTAATTTAATTATATAAAATTATAATTCTATAAAATTATAATTTTATAAAATTATCTATAAAATTATATATAATTATATATATATTATGTCGCTTCATATAATGGCAAAAAAAGTAAAAAGTAAGCAAATAGCAACTGCTAGAAATGCTAAATATGGATTTTCTCTAGGTTACACAAATACCGGACGCTTTGAAACTACTTGCAGCACCTCAAATCCAAAGGCGGCGATTAGGCAAACCAGTTATACACAAAGACACAGCCAATTAACAACAACAAAAT